GGATTCGTAAGTAACGCAACTATCGATAAAATTTCAGTAACAATCACTGTTCCTCCTAACACAAATGAGTGGCAGTTTTGGCTAAATCAAAGTCCTTATGGGGCACAATTGTTAGCCCTTCTTAAAGTTCGCTCGGTTGGAGGATGGTTAGTTGGCGGGCGTCCTGAAATTGCGGCTTTCAGAAAAACAGGCGGTTTATTTTGAAAGTTGTCCGCAAAGCAGGCGAAGGCGATAAAGCCCTTAAAGCAGCTTTAAAACAGCTTGATGCTAAAGTTGCAAAAACTGGATGGTTTGAGTCTTCTAAATACGAAGATGGCACGCCTGTAGCTTATGTGGCCGCTATTCAGGAATTAGGCAGCCCTTCAAAAAATATTCCTGCGCGTCCTTACCTGAGACAAACAATCGCTAAATTTAAAACTTTATGGATAAAAATTGCGGCATTGGAATCTAAAAAAATATTAAGGGGCGAAAGTACAGTCGATAACGCTTTAACTATTTTAGGTAGTACCGCAGCAAGTAATATCCAAGAGACTATTTCAACGGGAAGCTTCAAGCCTTTAAAAAAATCTACTATAGCTAATCGATTAAGAAAAAGAGCTAACAAAAAGACAGTGGGAAGTTTAGATAAGCCATTAGTCGATACTGGGTATATGTTGGCAACAGTTACTTATACGGTAGAGAACAAATGATAGTACCCGGCTCAAATTTATTACAAGCAGCGTTGAGCGTAATTGCTTCTCAGACTGTTACCTATTTTGCAGCTAGTGGGAGGACACTTAATGCGGTAGGTCAATATGTTACTACTTTTGCGACCAGCGTAAGTTTGGTCGGTAGTTTCCAACCTGTACCACGCGCGCTTTATCAAACTTACGGTCTTGATTTAAGCAAGACTTATTACACTTTTTATTCAAGTACAAACATTCAAGACGTAAATCGTGACGTTTCTGGTGACCAATTAGAATTTAACGGCAAAAGATTTCAATGTTTGGCATCAAATGATTGGTTTGCGATTGATGGTTGGACAGGAATTCTGTGTGTAGAAATACCGAGTTAATCGTATGTTAGATAACGAACTTATACAGATTTTTCGCCCCCTAATTATCGCGGGCTTAACCGCACGCGGTTTTAATGGCGTATCAGTAGTACAAGCCTATCAACCTACGCAACAAGGCATTAATACGGGGCCTACGGTCTATTTTTTTAAAGTAGGCGATCATCGTTACGGATATTTACACCGTAAGGATGAATGGGACCCTGACGAAGAAAAAATAATACATACAGAAACACAATTATATGAGACTACTTTTCAAATTAGTGCTTTAGTAACTTCAAATCCCTCAAATATTAATACTTATACGGCATCTGATTTAGTTAATACCGTTTCTGCAATTCTTCAAAGCGATGCAACACTAGACGCTCTACAAGATGCTGGCGCCCCAATTTTACGAATTACCGATATTCGAAATCCTTACTTTACGGATGACCGAGATCGTTTTGAGGAAAATCCTTCTTTTGATTTTATTTTAATTCACGAGCAAGTTTCCATAACGGAAACACCAGTGATAGAATCTATCGAATTAGATGTAAAACGAATTTAAAAATTTACTTAGGAAAATCAAAATGGCAATTTCCAGCAATAAGTATGTCGACATTACTTCAGGTGTAGCCGGCGCTACTGAAGTCCCAAATCGTGAATTGATCGGACGTTTATTTACTTCCAATACTTTATTGCCTTCAGGTTCTTATATTGAATTCTCAAGTGCCGCTGAGGTGGGGGAATATTTTGGAACAAGTTCTGAAGAATATTTGAGAGCACTTTTTTATTTTAGTTGGATTAGTAAAGAAATTACCCGTCCTAGAAAATTATCATTCGGACGTTGGGTAGAAACTAACCAGGCGCCGATGATTTATGGCGGTCGTTTGACTCAAACCCTAGCACAGTTAAAAACAATTACTGCTTTGGGGTTTGCTTTAACAATGGGTGGAGTAACTAATCAAATAGACTCTTTGGATTTTTCAGGGGCTGCGGATTTAGCGGCTATTGCAACTATCATTCAAACGAAAATTAGAACTAAAACCGGGCTTCAATGGACAGCGGCAACGGTAACTTATAACGCTACGCGTGGCTCTTTTGATTTAGTAGGCGGTTCAGCAGTTGCCGCGGATATTAGTGTTGAAGCACCTTCGTCCGGCGATGATATTAGTAGCGCAATAGCTTGGTTAGTTAGTGACGACGCTATTTGGTCCGACGGTAAATTAGCTGAAAGTATTACAGATACCTTAACTTTATCAGATTCTATTTCTGATAACTTTGGATCATTTTTATTTATCCCATCATTAACTATTGATCAAGTTATTGAAGCTGCGGAATGGAATTTAGCTCAGAATGTTAAATACCAATATCACGTCCCAGTTTCTGCTGCCAATGCTTCGACTTGGGCTGCTACCTTGGCAGAAATAGGCGGTGTATCGCTAACACTTGCACCGATATCAACTGAGTATCCCGAACAGATGTGGATGATGATATTAGCAGCTACGGATTATTTGGCGCGTAATAGTACGCAAAATTACATGTATCAAAAGTTCACTTTAACTCCATCCGTAACTTCTACAACTCTGTCAAATACTTATGACGCTTTGAGAGTTAACTATTATGGTGTTACGCAAGAAGCAGGCGCAAGCATTTCATTTTCACAACGTGGGTATCTAATGGGGCTTAGTACTGATCCCAAAGATATGAATACGTATGCTAATGAACAGTGGTTAAAAGATGCAATGAAATCTGCATTACTAAACTTATTATTAGCTCTTAATAAAATATCAGCTAATAAGAAAGGCGTGGCGCAAATTCTTACTACCCTGCAATCAATAATTCTTTTAGCACTTAACAACGGAACTATTAGTGTAGGTAAAGAATTAACCAATGCACAAAAATTAGATATTGCTGAAATAACTGGCGACCAAGATGCCTGGTACCAAGTTCAAAATATCGGCTATTGGGTAGATTGTGTAATTGTTTTAGAAGATACCGAATACGTAGCTAAATATACTTTAGTTTATAGCAAAGACGACATTATTAGAAAAATTGAAGGTACACAAATTTTAATTTAATAACATAGGATTAATACAATGGCTGTCGATATTTCCGGTTATGGTATAGAAATACAACTTATAGCTTCTGAGACTTTCCCAAATGGTTTGACGTTAACTCAATTTGCGGATGATGCAGACCCATTTGATATACCCTCGCTCCAAATTGCGGATAAAGCTATGGGTGTAAACGGCGATTTGATCACATGGTCGAAAGCCAACCCGACTAACGTAACGCTTAATTTAATCCCTAATACTGAAGATGATAACAATATGCAGATCTTGTTTAACATCAATCGAGTAGGGCGAGGAAAAATAAGTATTACAGATACAATTACTTTGATTGCTACATACCAAAATGGGGCTAAATTCACTGCTTCACCGGGTCGTTTAACTGATGGAATCCCCGGTAATGCTGTATCAAGCCAAGGTCGTATGAAATCGAAACCTTACATTTTTACTTTTGAAAATATTACATATGTTAAAGGTAGAGTGAGTTAATAATGGCTGAACTTATTGAACCAAAAGAAATTGAAGTTAACGGACGTAAATTCATAATTTCGAAATTTCCAGCAATTACGGGAAGAGAAATTATTGCAAAGTATCCATTATCAAGCATGCCTAAACTTGGCGATTATAAAGTTAACGAAGAAACCATGCTTAAGCTAATGAGCTTTGTTGCAGTTGATGTGGCTGGTACTCAGTTAAGGCTTACAACACCGGCGCTGATTGATAATCATACAGGTGATTGGGAAACGTTAGCTAAAGTCGAAATAGCGATGATGGAGTATAACTGTAGTTTTTTTCAAAACGGGCGAATCTCAGGTTTCTTTCAAAGTTTCGCCCAGAAAGTCCCCGCGTTGATTTCGAAAATATTGACGGATTGTTTGGGGCAATTATCGCGGACGGAAAAGCAACCCTCCACGAATTAAAAACGGTTTATTCTCTTGAAGATGCTTTTTTAATTTGGGAAACAATTGCAGTCACTAGATATAACGAATACTTAGCGACTAAACACGCTCAAAATAAAAGG